AAAAGAGTTTTATAATATGTGCGAAAGGTAAAAGCCTCAACAACACACCTAAATGTGCGTAAGGTTATTGCCTTTCGCACATTATTTTTTTTGGCCGAAAAACGGAAAGGAGGGAAACCTTATCACTTGCAAATATTTTACCTATGAGGATAGGAAACATTTTGAGGAACAGTACAACGCAGGTGCAGCCCTGCCGGATATTGCGGACACACTCGGCGTGCATATCAGTACGATTTACCGGGAGCTTAACCGAGGCAGCACAGGAGAGATTGATGCCAACGGCCGTGCCGGGTACGATGCGGAGCTTGCACAAAAAACAATGCTGGAAAGCCTTAAAAGGCGAGGCAAAAGACAAGTAGGAGGCGTAAAACAAAATGAATGAGCTGCAAACATTCAGTAATGCGGAGTTTGGCGAAATACGCTCAATTACCATTGAAAACATCCCCTATTTTGTAGGCAGGGATGTGGCAAGCATTTTGGGCTACGCCAACACAAGGGATGCCCTGGCAAAGAGGGTTGACAGCGAGGACAAGCTAACGGGGGTAGCAATTTGCGACACCAACGGCAGAGAAACAAAGCCGGTACTTATAAACGAAAGCGGGTTATACAGCTTGATACTTACAAGCAAGTTGCCATCCGCAAAAGAGTTTAAGCGGTGGGTTACATCAAGCGTTTTGCCTATGATACGCAAAACAGGCGTGTATTCAGCCGGTATGGCTTTGAAAAACGATGACACCGTTGCACCGATGAGGTTACTTTCCCCGGATGATTATCTTTCGGCTGCCAGGCTTATTGCCACTTGCAAGAGTGAACGGCTGGGCATCGTGCTTGCACTTTTATCAAAAGGCGGTTGGGATATTCCCCAGATCGCAACCGGTGCATCCGTAAGACCGGACACCTCCGACATTGCCGAAAGAATTACACGGGTAAAAGCCAAAACAGGCATAAGTCTGCAAGAGCTCGGAAAAGTAAGCGGCATAAGTGTTGAGGTTTTGCGCTCTTATGAAACCGGGCGGCGTTTTCCAAAGCAAGAAAGGTATACCTCCCTCGTGATGCTGTTAAACAGCCTTGAGGAAACGGCCGAAAAGGAGGATGGCGAACAATGACACCCGAACAACAGAGAGCCAAAGAGCGTGAGCTTACCGCCATACGGAAACAAAAAATAAGACAGCGTAACAACCGTATTGCGTGGCTCGTAATTATCGGCATTGTGCTTGTAATATTTGCCCTCGGCACGCTCTTTGGGTACCACCTTACAAGCCACACACCCGCCGGACAAGCCGACATAACGGAAAGCACACAGATTGCTGCCAAGATCCGTGCGGATGAGCCAACAGCAAAAGTAATTGAACTCACAAGCACCGCAGAAAACCAAAAAGGTGTGCCGGGGCTGTCGCTTGATTATGACTTGCAAAAAGTAATGTATGAAAGCTGCCAAAAGTACGATGTACCTTTTGCCCTGGCGTTGGCCGTGGCAGAAAAAGAAAGCGGCTTTAACCCGGATGCCGAAAGCAGGACAGACGATCACGGCATTATGCAGATTAACCGCTGTAATTTTGAGTACCTGCGTAACAAAGGCATTGATCCCCTTACCTACGAGGGAAACATTGAGGCCGGCGTAATGCTCCTCAGTGAAAACCTAACCCGTTACGGTGATGAGGGGCTGGCGGTTATGGCATACAACTGCGGCCGCACCGGAGCAAAAAGGCTTTGGGATGCCGGTGTATATAGTACATCGTACTCAAGAGCCATTATGGAGCTATACGAAAAGTGGCTCGGAGTGCTGGAGGTACAGCAGTAATGGCTTATTATCACACCTGCCCGGATTGCGGCGCAAACCTCGATCCCGGCGAAAAATGCGATTGTCAAACAAATAAAATTTACATAACCAAGGAGGCTAACACCGATGTTAGAAATGAAAGTAACGATCACGGCTGCCACAGACCTTATGGCAGTGCTCAACAACATTGCCGCCGCACTTGACGGCAAAAACCCGCACACCGTTTGTAACCAGTTTGGTGCAGACAGTAAGCACATTGACAATGCGGGCACCATCAATATGGGCGTTGGCGGTAACACACAGCCCGCAACACCTACGGCACCGGTAAACCCTACCCCTGCACCGGTAGCGACACCCGCACCGGCACCTGGTGCACCTTTGAGTGCGACACCTGCCCAGACGGCAATCCCGATTGCCCCCACGGTCCCTGTTGCCGGGCTTGCCCCCGCCGCAGCACCTGCGGCTAATGTAGCACCGGCTCCCGCCGTTCCGACCTCTGCGCCGCAGTACACGCTTGATATGATTGCAACCGCAGGCTCGGCGCTTATTGATGCCGGAAAGATGGATCAGCTTATGCAGCTGCTCGGCAAGTTTGGCGTGGCAAGCCTTACAGAGCTTGCACCCGAAAGCTACGGCGCCGTTGCAAATGAATTAAGAGCCCTGGGCGCTGCGATTTAAGGAGGGATAACAATGCCAACACCGGAAAAACACGCTCTGCTGTCGGCATCCTCCGCAGCCCGTTGGCTGCATTGCACCGCCGCCCCTCGTTTTGAGGAGCAATTCCCGGAAAACACATCGGAATATGCGGAGGAGGGCCGCCTGGCTCACGCTATTTGTGAGCTGAAAGTTATTAAGCACTTTACTACGCAGATTAAGTCACGCACTTACACCTCAAGGCTTAAAAAGCTGAAAGAAAACCCACTTTACCAGGACGAGATGGACAAGACCTCGGATCTGTACCTGGAGCACCTTACCGAAAGGGCTATGCAGTATAACGCAAAGCCGAATGTGGCCGCCGAGGTGCAGGTTGATTTTGCCGAATATGTACCAGAGGGCTTTGGCACCTGCGATTGCATTATGATCGGCGGTGATACCTTGAGCATTACCGACTATAAGCACGGTAAGGGCGTGCCCGTATCGGCCGAAAACAACCCGCAAATGCGGTTGTATGCCCTTGGTGCTCTGAAACGGTACAAGCCCGTTTATGGCGGCAGTATCAAAAAGGTTTGTATGACGATAGACCAGCCCCGCATCCAGACGGAGCCAAGCAGCGAAACCATAACCGTTGAGGATCTGCTTGCTTGGGGTGAAAGCATTAAACCTATTGCCGCAAAGGCTTATATGGGGCTTGGGGCATTTTGCCCCGGTGAGCATTGCCGCTTTTGCCGAGGCAAGGCGAAATGCAAAGCCCGTGCAGACCAAAACACCGCACTTGAGGAATTTAAGGACTGTGTACCGCAGAACGCTGAAAAGCCGCCCCTCTTTGGGCAGGGCGTGCTTACGGATGCCGAAATTGGCGATCTGCTTGTAAGAGGCCAGGAGCTTGTAAAGTGGTACAAGGACCTTGAGGAATATGCCCTCGGCACTATTCTCAAAGGCGGTACAATTCCCGGCTGGAAAGCCGTTGCAGGCAGGAGCAACCGCACCTTTACGGACACGGAGGCCGCCCTTAATGCTGCTGTTGCCGCCGGGTATGATAAATCACTCTTGTATGACCTCAAGCCCAAAACACTTACGGAGCTTGAGAAACTTATGGGCAAAACCGAATTTGCGGACAAGCTCGGCAGCTTTGTGGTAAAGCCCATTGGAAAGCCCACCCTTGCATTGCTTACAGATAAACGGGAGGCTTACAACCCTGCCGCCGCAGACTTTGCGGAGGTGGTAAACGATGGCTGAAACGGTTTATTTGCTTGATGGCACAATGGAGGTTGTGCTGACCGAAAAGGATGTTTTTATTGATCGTCTTGTCCGTGAAAAGCTCGGTGACGATGCTGCCCGGTTTATTTCCGACTACATAGAGGAAATTGCAGAGGATGCAAAGTACACAGAGGAGGCACGGCAGGAGGCCGAAAGAACAGCCGATAGCTACCTCGCCCTCTGCCAGGGTGCCCTCGCTGCGTTAAGTGAATTAAAGGACCTTACGCACGAGGCACGCCTTGACAGGGCGAAAATTCAAAAAATTGTTGATGGTGCATACAGAGAACTGTACCACAACTTATAAAAACAAGGAGGCAACAACAATGTTTAATGAAAGTAACCCCCCCCCGTGGACTTGAGGAAATGAAAGCCCGCAACCAGGCCAGCGGTATGCTGGCAGATATGTTAGCCGAAATAATGCTTGAAAGCAACGCACCGGAGGAAATAAAGCTCGGCGTGCGTATTGTTCAGCAGGGCAAAAAGGTTAGCAAAGCTGCACACGAAATTATAGAGGCGTTTGCCGGTGATCCTGCCACTATTAAAGCAAGCGACACCGAAACCCTCAAACAGGTGCTTGAGTATCTCGGCTTGGTAGAGGTAGGGCTCAAGCAGTTTATGGAAACAACCAAGGCACCAAATGCAAACAATGCACCGAATGAAATTTAATGTAATAAAGGAGTTTAAGAATTATGTACCAGAACATTGCAACTAAGGTATTAACCGGCGAGGTTAGGCTTTCCTATGTCAACCTTACCACCCCCAGAGCACCCCAGCAGGGCGGTGAGCCCAAGTACAGCGTTACGCTGCTTATCCCCAAGACCGATGCCGCAACCATTGCCAACATCAACGCCTCTATTAAGGCGGCGTATGAGGACGGCGTAAGCAAGAAATGGGGCGGCGCACACCCCACACCCAAGCAGATTGTGCACGATGGTGATGGGCTCCGTCCGTCTGGCTTGCCGTTTGGCGATGAGTGCAAAGGGCATTGGGTATTGACCGCCAGCACCAAGAGTAAGCCGCAGGTTGTCGGCATTGACAACCTCGATTGTGAGCTTGCCCCCTCGGATATTTACAGCGGTATGTACGCCCGTGTAACTATTAACTTTTTCACCTATGACACAGCAGGCAGCAAGGGCGTGGGTTGCGGCCTCGGCAATGTACTTAAAACCCGTGACGGTGAGGCTCTTGCCGGTGGTGCATCCGCAGCCAGCGACTTTGAGGGGCTCGGACAGAGCTTTACTGCACAGCCGGCCGCCGTTCCCGGTTATCCGCAGGCACAGCCCGCTGCTCCGGCTTATCAGCCGCAGTACAACCCTGTTACACCCCAGCAGGCAGCACCGCAAGCATACGCTGCTCCGCAGCCCCAGGCGGCACCTGCACAGCCGCAGAGCCGTCCGGCGGTAAACCCGATTACCGGGCAGCCCTGGTAATACTTGCACCTTTGATGCCCTGGCAGACAAAACCACTGAAATTAAAGGAGCGAGGTACTGGGTTTAAGCGGTGTTTCTGACACCCGCCCAAAGAAACTCAACGATACAGCAAATGCGCTCATTGGGGCTGGCGTGCTATAAAGCTGGGAAAGCAAGCCAAATAAATTTACGAAAAGGAGGTAAAAGAGTATGGATCATTTAAGCATTGACCTTGAAACATTTTCAAGCGTGCCGATACAAAAAGCCGGTGCCCAAAAGTACATACAAAGCCCCGACTTTGAGATCCTCCTCTTTGCCTACTCCCTTAACGGTGCGGAGCCGGTGTGCTGTGATTTTGCCCAGGGCGAAACACTCCCCAAGTGGGTTGCCGAGGCGTTGCTTGATCCGCAGTGCTTAAAACACGCATACAATGCGCCCTTTGAGTGGGGCTGCCTGTCACGGTATATGGGCAGGCAGCTGCCACCGGCGCAGTGGCGTTGCACAATGTTCCACGGCTTGTATGCAGGCTATACGGCAGGCTTGGATGCCACCGGCAGAGCTTTGGGCTTGCCGGAGGATAAACGCAAGCTGAATACCGGCAAAGCCCTTATACGCTATTTCTGCGTACCGTGTGCCCCATCAAAGGCAAACGGCGGCAGAACACGGAACTACCCGCACCACGCACCGGAGCGTTGGGAGTTATTCAAAGAGTATAACCGCCAGGATGTTACAACTGAAATGGAAATTGAGCGCAGGCTTTCAGCTATCGTGATCCCCGATTTCGTCCAAAAGGAATGGGAAACGGATCTTGTTATAAACAGCCGAGGCGTTGCTATTGATATGGATATGACCCGCGGCGCACTTGAACTTGGGGCAACGGTCAGAAACGCCCTCACAACCGAGGCAGTGCGCATATCGGGGCTTGACAACCCTAATAGTGTAGCCCAGCTTTCAGCTTGGCTGGAAAAAGAAACCGATGAAGAAATAACAGACCTGCGCAAGGACACCGTTGCCAAAATGCTTGCCACAGGTAATAACAGCCCGGAGGTACAGCGTATGCTTGAGATCCGGCAGGAGCTCGGTAAAACAAGCACCAAAAAATACGATGCCATTGAGCAGGCTGTGTGCCGGGATGGGCGTGTGCGTGGGCTCTTACAGTTTTACGGTGCCAACCGCACAGGCCGCTGGGCGGGGCGTTTGGTGCAGGTACAAAACCTACCCCGCACCTATACAGAGCCGTTGGAGCTTGCCCGTGACCTTGTAAAAGGGCGTAAGCTGGATGCCTTAAAGTGCATTTACGGCAGTGTGCCGGACACGCTCTCACAGCTGATACGCACCGCATTTATAGCCGCACCCGGTAATGTGCTGATTGATGCCGACTTTTCGGCCATTGAGGCCCGTGTTATTTCTTGGCTTGCCGGCGAGGAGTGGAGGCTTGAGGTTTTCCGCACCCACGGCAAAATATATGAGGCATCAGCCTCGCAGATGTTCGGCGTGCCCATTGACCTTATAAAAAAGGGCAACCCCGAATATGCCCTCCGGCAAAAAGGTAAGGTTGCAGAGCTTGCCCTCGGCTACCAGGGCAGCACCGGCGCACTTATCAATATGGGTGCACTTGATATGGGCATACCGGAGGAGGATCTGCCCGATATTGTGAGCCGTTGGCGTGATGCCAACAAACGCATAAGGGATCTGTGGTACAAGGTGGATGCCGCCGCCGTGCAGGTTATCACTCAAGGCGGCAGCGTGGGCGTAAGCAGCATTATACTTGCCCACGAATGGGATGCAACCCAAGGCACCGACTATATGACAATAGCGCTGCCAAGCGGCAGAAAACTATTTTACAATACCCCGCAAATAGGCGTAAACCAATGGGGCAACCCCTCAATATCGTATATGGGTATGGACCAGACCACAAAGAAATGGAAACGCATCGAAACCTACGGCGGCAAGCTCGTGGAGAACTGTGTGCAAGCCATCGCCCGTGATTGTCTGGCACAGGCTATTGAACACCTGGAGGCAGCAGGGCTGCCGGTTATATTCCACATACACGATGAGGTGGTAATTGATATAAGACCGTTTGCAGATAATGATGCAATGCTTGCAAAAACGGTTGAAATAATGAGCCGCCCTGTTCCGTGGGCTCCGGGCTTGCCCCTTGGCGCCGATGGTTGGGTTGGTAAATTCTTTAAGAAAGATTAGGAGGCTCGGCTATGCAGTATATGGGAGGCAAAAGCCGCATAGCCCGCTACATAGCCGAAATTATAAATAACACCCTTAACGGGGGGGGAGCGTTCAATGAGATACCAAGGCGGCAAGAGCCGTATAGCAACACCTTTGGCACAGATCCTCAACGCTACGGGGGGGGCTTGCTTTGTTAGCCTTTTCTGTGGTAGCTGCTCCGTTGAAAGCAAAGTTACCGGCTATGACCGCATTATACTGAATGACAAGCACAAGTATTTGATTGCTATGTTAAGAGGTGTGCAGGCGGGTTATGAATTGCCGGAAACGATAACAGAGGAACAGTACCAGGCCATAAGAGCCGATAAAGATGCAGATCCGGTGCTTGCAGGTTTTGTGGGCTTTGGGTGCAGCTTTGGCGGCAAATGGTTTGGGGGATATGCACGAAATAAGGGCGGCACAAATTATGCCGCACAAAGCAAGCGATCACTGCTTAAAGATATGGCAACGCTCGGCGGCGCCGAGATATTCTGCGGTGATTATAAACAAGTACCTATACCGCCGGGGGCGGTTGTATATGCGGATCCTCCGTATGACAATACCACCGGTTACAATAACGAGAAATTCAACAGCACAGAGTTTTGGCAGACAATGCGTTTGCTTGCTGATACCGGGCACACCGTTTACATAAGTGAGCAGACTGCCCCGCCGGACTTTGTGTGCGTGTGGGAAAAGCCCTTTACCCGCACACTTGACAGAAACAAGGGCAACCAATTTAAGGTAACAGAAAAACTGTTTACCTATATTTCACCAATATGGAGGCGGTAAAAGTGATATGGCAAAAATCAAATAGATCTGATCCCAAGGCTCGCGCCCTTGCTGATAGGCATTACAACCGGCAAAAACCTGGCACGCCGCAGTTTGTACCTCCGGGGCGGTGTTTAGTGCTTTACGCTGAAAACGAAAACGGCAAGGCTTTTTGGGTTACATCGTGGCCGTTTGCAGAATATGTAAAGCACGCTTGGGCCGGTGCGTGGGTTTGTTCTGCGTTTCGTAATGAGGGTGCAGGTACCGCCTCTGCTATGATAAGAGATGCGGTTGCAGCTACACGCGCATATTACGGAGATCCACCCGATCTCGGTATGATTACATTTATTGATAAAAGGAAAGTAAAGCCAACAATGGTACACGGCGTACCAACTTGGGGGCTAACATACATAAAAGCTGGGTTTAGACCTGTTGGAAAAACCAAAGGCGGTTTGCTGGCATTTCAGTTATTGCCGGAGGATATGCCGCCAGCAGAGGAGGCAAACAATGATACCATTTCCAGATAAAAAATACAGCGTTATATACGCAGATCCTCCGTGGAGTTACCAAGACAAGCGATGCAACGGTAACGCCGCAGACCATTACCCCACAATGCGTATAGAGGATATATGCAGCTTGCCGGTGCAGGAATTGGCAGCTGATAACTGCGTGCTTTTCCTTTGGGCAACATACCCGATGCTCAAGGAGGCTTTGAAAGTAATTGAGGCGTGGGGCTTTAAGTATAAAAGCATCGGCTTTCAATGGGTAAAACAAAACCGCAGCGGCAACGGTTACTTTTTCGGGCTTGGGCGTTGGACCAGAGGCAACACAGAGCCGTGCCTTATAGCCGTTAAGGGTAAGCCGCATAGAGCAAGCAACAGCGTAAGCCAGTTGATTTTTGCCCCGTTGCGTGCCCATTCCCAAAAGCCAGATATTACAAGAGATAAGATCCAGGAACTTATGGGGGGGGATCACTCTTACATAGAGCTTTTTGCAAGAAATACAACACCGGGCTGGGATGTCTGGGGAAACGAGGTAAATAAGTATGGCAACTAAAATATACATAGCCGGAAAGATTACCGGCGATCCGAACTACAAAGCAAAGTTTGCGGAGGCTGAAAATTTCTATAAAAAAAAGGGCTACACCGTACTCACGCCCACCTGGATGCCGCAGGGTATGCGGCCCGCTGATTATATGCGTATTTGCTTTGCAATGATTGATACCGCAGATGTGGTTGCTTTTCTACCGGGCTTTCGGCAAAGTGCGGGTGCAAGTTTAGAGTTATCATATTGCTTTTACACCGAAAAGGCGGTACACCTCCCGGAGCGTGAGCCGGAAATACAGCAGGGTATGGCAGATATATGGATCCTTGATCTTATACGGCAGCGTGAAACACTTTCAGCCGCCGAGAAAGACAGCATACAGCGTGCCATCGAACGCACAAAGCGTGAGGTGGATATATGAAACACTACGGTGATATTACAAAAATAAACGGTGCCCTCGTTGAGCCCGTCAATGTGATTATTGGAGGCAGCCCGTGCCAGGATCTCTCTGTTGCGGGCAAGCAGGCAGGGCTTGCCGGTGAACGGTCCGGGCTCTTTATGGAGCAATTACGGATAATAAAAGAAATGAGGAGGGCTGACCTTGAACGAGGCAGAACAGGAAAAGACACCCGCCCAAGGTATATGGTGTGGGAAAATGTACCCGGAGCTTTCAGCTCCACAAAAGGAGCCGACTTTGGAGCCGTGCTCCAAGAAACAGCAAAAGTGGCCTGCGAACAAGCCCCCGCTGTTCCTATCCCTAAAAACGGATGGCCTCCTGCCGGATGCCTTACCGATATGGGAGGACAATGGAGCATTGCGTGGCGAGTATTTGATGCACAGTTTTGGGGCGTGCCCCAAAGACGAAAACGCATCGCACTTGTCGCAGATTTTGGAGGACTTACCGCACCCGAAATACTCTTTGAGCGCCAAGGCGTGCCGGGGTATATTAAACCGTGCGGAAAAGAGAGGCAAGGTGCTGCCGGAAATACTGAAAACGGCACTAACCCAACAAGCCCTGCGGGAGGAGCTTATTGCATCCAAGGCAACTGCATCGACAGAGCCGACACCGCAGGATGCAACGGCAAAGGATGGACAGAGGGCGTAAGCTACACCCTCAACACCATTGACCGCCCCGCTGTGCTCCCTTTTGTACCAAGCCCGCCGCAAAATAAGGATGTTGTGGTGTTTGAGCCGGGATCCTGTTCCCGTGTCGGCGGGCACATATGGCAAGACGGAAAAGCACCGGCTTTGAGAGCGCAAAGCGGCGATAATCAGCCCGCCATAGCACTTGAAAACCATCCGGCTGACAGCAGGGTTAAAATTGCCGAGGATGGTATAGTACAAACCCTCAACGCCCGAATGGGCACCGGGGGGGGAATGTTCCCCTCGTTATGTGTACGATCCCCGGTTTTGGAACATAGCAACACCGGAGCAACCGTTGTTTACCTTGTTGGCAACAAGCTATAAGGATCCGCCGGTTGTAATAATGGAGGTACACAATGATAATGTATGAAAATTACCAATTTGCAAACTACCGCCCAGGCTGCGGAACACTTAAAGCCAGCGGCGGCGATTACGGGGGGGGCTCGGAAAACTTGATTGTAGATAATAAACCAATAGGAGTGCAGATTTTGCAAGATCCTATAAGTGAGGAAAATAAAACGCCTTGCCTTTCGGCAGGCAGCCCGACCGGGCAGGCGGCGCTTGGTGTGTGCACCGAGTACATTGTGCGGAGGCTTACACCGCTTGAGTGTGAACGCCTGCAAGGCTTTCCGGACGGTTGGACGGATATAGGCGAATGGACGGACAGCAAAGGCAAAGTACATAAAGAGAGCACCGACAGCGCACGCTACAAAGCCCTCGGCAACAGTATAGCAATACCGCCCTGGACTTATGTATTACAAAGGCTTTCACTATGCTGCGGTGCAAAGCCCACAATGGCAAGTTTATTTGACGGTATAGGCGGTTTTCCGTATATCTGGGAAAGCCTTAACGGCAAAGGCTCTTGTGTATGGGCAAGTGAAATTGAGGACTTTCCTATTGCAGTAACAAAATATCATTTTCCGGAGGAGGTAAACAACGATGGCTGATGCAGATAAATGCGCCGCTTGCGGCGAGATTATTCCGGAGGGCATCCAGGTTTGCCCTCTGTGTTCAAAGGAGGTGCCCGAAATGGGCAACAGCAAAAACCCTTATTACAATAGCGAGGGCTACGCCGATCCCACCGCATACGGTGCCTTAAAGCCGATTATGCAGGCGGATGCCGCCCTTGAGGGCAAAGTAAACTTTTTGATTAAAGTATTAAAGTTTATAGCCAATGAGGCCGGGTTTGATGTGGTAAACCGTATTGAACTGCGGGACCGTAACACGGGGAGGTGTTTCAAGTGAAAATAAAAGAATTGTTGGGCTTTTGTGGTGTAAAGGGTTGCAACCACCGTGCATATTGCACCGCAACTTTAGCCGCAAAACGAAAGCAAGACGGTACGCCCGTGAAATTGGGCAAAAGAAAATTGTGCGAGGAGCACCTTACCGAGGTAACAGCACAAGCAACAACACACAGCTCCATAGATGATTAAGCCCCCCCCCGCCGTGGGTGCGGGCGGTAAGGAGTAACCGCTATGCAATATGATCGTAAAATTGCCATAGCCTCCGGTGCAAGCAGGCGTGCAACCGTATGGACCACGCAAACGCTTATGGTATCGGAATTATGGCAAAAGTTAAAAGTGCCCGCAAGGGGCACCGAAACCCTTGCAGAATACCTAAACCTTAAAAAAGCACAGCAGGACGATCTCAAGGATATTGGCGGTTTTGTCGGCGGTACCCTTAACGGACCGCGCCGCAAGGCCAACAATGTGGCCGGGCGTGATATTATCACCTTTGACCTTGACAACATACCCGCAGGGCATAAAGACAATGTGCTCCGCATTGTGGAGGGTTTGGGCTGTGGGTACTGTGTTTACAGCACCCGAAAGCACCAGCCTGCTGCCCCTCGTCTGCGTGTGCTCTTTCCGCTTGACAGAACGGTAACGGCTGACGAATACGAGCCCATCGCCCGTAAAGCAGCTGAATATATAGGCCTTGAATACGCCGATCCCACAACCTTTGAGCCCAGCCGCCTTATGTATTGGCCGAGCTGCTGCCGTGATAGTGAGTATGTGTATGTTGTGGGCGATAAACCTTTTTTATCTGCCGATGGCCTGCTTGCACAGTACACTGATTGGCACGATATGACACAGTGGCCCGCCCTGCCGGGGCAGGCACAGTTTACCAAGCTGGCAGTAAAGCAAGGCGATCCGGACGGCAAAAACGGCGTTGTGGGTGCATTTTGCCGCACCTATGACATACAGCGTGCAATGGACGAGCTGCTCCCCGGTATTTATGAGCCGGTTGACAATATGCCAGGCAGATATACATACCTCGGAGGCTCTACCACGGGCGGCGCCGTGCTTTACGATGACGGCAAATTTTTATACAGCCACCACGCAACAGATCCCTGCGGCGGCCGCCTTGTAAATGCCTTTGACCTTGTGCGCCTACACAAGTACGGCGATAAGGACGATACCGCAGCCGCAGGCTCACCCACCAACCGCCTGCCCTCCTACCTTGCTATGTGTGAGTATGCCTGCGGGCTTTCGGATGTTAGTGCACTTATCAGCAAGGAACGGTACGAAAGCGCCGTTAAGGACTTTGACGGCATCACCGCTGACGAGAGCGAGGAGCCGGAAAATTGGATGGTGCTGCTTGAAAAGAACGCCCAGACGGGTGCCGTTAAGGCTACCATTGACAATGTGCGTATTATACTGGAACACGATCCCCTGCTTAAAGGCAAGTTTGCGCTTAACGAATTTGCCGGCCGTGGTGAGGTGCTCGGCTCCCTGCCGTGGGATAAACGGGAAAAACGCCGCCTGTGGGATGATAACGATAATCAAGGGCTTTACTGGTACCTTGAGCGTGTGTATAAGATTTCCGGCAACGGCAAAGTGGATGGGGCTCTTTCCCTCCATTCCAACGCCCACGCTTTTAACGATGTAAAGGACTACCTCAAGGGCTTGCAGGGCAAGTGGGATGGCGTGCCCCGCCTCGATTGCCTTTTTATAGATTACCTCGGCGCAAAAGATACGGCATACAACAGAGCTGTAACCCGCAAGGCTTTTACCGCCGCCGTTGCCCGTGCTATGACACCCGGCTGCAAGTATGACAATATGGTTATATTGGCCGGCCCGCAGGGTATCGGTAAAAGTACCCTATTGGATAAAATGAGCCGCGGCTGGTTTAACGATAGCATACGCACCTTTGAGGGCAAAGAGGCAAGCGAACTGCTCCAGGGCGTTTGGCTTGTGGAGGTATCGGAGCTTGATGCTTTTCGGCGCACAGACGTAAGCCGCATTAAGCAGTTTTTGAGCCTCCGTGCGGATCGTTTCCGTGCAGCGTATGGGCGTAATGTTAAGGAGCTGCCGCGCACTTGCATCTTTTTCGGCACCACCAACACCGCTGAATACTTGCAGGACACCACAGGCAACCGCCGTTTTTGGCCGATAGACACCGGCGAACAGAGGCACACCAAAAGCGTATGGCGTGACCTCGATCCGGAAATAGATCAGCTGTGGGCCGAGGCGTATGTGCGTTGGCAGGCAGGTGAGCCGCTTTACTTATCCGGCGCCATTGAGGATGCCGCCAAAGAAAAGCAAGAGGAACACAGAGAGGCATCCAGCCGTGAGGGTATCGTGCGTGAATTTATGGAGCGACCGGTGCCGGACGATTGGAGCAAGTGGCCGCTTGATAAAAGGCGTATGTTCTGGGGCGGCGTAACAATGGGCAGCGACAGCCTGCACCTTGTGCCCCGTGATCGCATTTGCGCCCTTGAGGTTTGGTGCGAGGCTTTCGGCGGCAACATTAAAGAAATGAAAAACACCGACACCAGAGAGCTTAACGCCATAATGGCGGCAACGCCGGGCTGGCAAAAGTCTGCCGGTACCCTGCATTTTGGCCCGTATGGCACACAGCGTGGGTTTAATAAAATCTAACAATTAGCATCTAACATTTTGTTTTTCGTGTAGAATTGTTAGAAAAATGCCGTCTAACATTTTTACACGGAAAAACATTGTTTTGTTTAATTGTTAGAGAGATTGTTAGACCGAAAACCCGCATAAAATAAGGCTTTTTATTACTTTTCTAACATTCTAACATTTTTTCTTATAGAGTATAAAATTAGAGAGTTTGAGAGTAAAATTACGCCCTAACCCGCCTGTTTGCGTGTATTATGCGTGCGCGCGTGAGAAAGTTAGAAAAGGAGGAAAACGATGCTTGAAAAAACTGTTGAAAAAGAATTGTGCGACCGGGTAAAAAATGATCTCGGCGGCTGGGCATTAAAGTTTGTGAGCCCCGGACAAAACGGCGTACCGGATCGCATTGTGCTTGTGCCGTATGGGCGTATATATTTTGTGGAAACAAAGGCACCGGGTAAAAAGCTGCGTAAGCTGCAAGAATATGTTTGCGGTTTGATAAAGCAGTTAGGTTTTAAGGTGCTGCGGATAGACACCAAGGAAAAAGTGGAGGCTTTCGTAAGGGAGGTGCAAACGGGTGGAATATAAACCGCATAATTACCAAGCATACTGTATTGAGCGTATCGTAAATGATCCGGCGGTTGGGTTGTTCCTCCGTCCGGGTTTGGGCAAAACCTCAATAACACTTTCGGCAATAAACATTTTGAAATACTTTAAGTGGAACATTGCAAAGGCTTTGGTTGTAGCACCCAAAAAGGTTGCGGAGGGTACCTGGAGCAAGGAGGCAAACAAGTGGGATCACTTAAAGCATCTGCGTGTGGTTACGGTCCTGGGATCATCCGCAAAGCGTATAAAGGCACTTAACACCCCTGCGGATGTGTATGTTATAAACCGTGAAAACATACCCTGGCTGGTTGAATACTACCAGCAGGCGTGGCCGTTTGATATGGTGGTGCTTGACGAAAGCACGAGCTTTAAGAACGGCCAAAGCAAACGCTTTAAGGCAATGAAACTTGTAAGGCGTTTTTGCAAAAAGGTTGTGCTGCTTACCGGTACGCCGTCCTCCAAGGGGCTTATGGATCTGTGGGCGCAGATTTATTTGCTTGATGAGGGTGCACGGCTGGGCAAGAATATAACACAATTCCGCACACGGTACTTTGATGCCAATACACACGGCGGGCATTTTACCGACTACAAACCGAAAGAGGATGCCGAGGCGGCCGTGCTTAAAGCCATAAGTGATATTTGTGTATCAATGAAAGCCGAGGATTACCTGGAATTGCCTGCTTGTATCGAGCACGATGTTCCCATAGTGCTTGACGATAAGACGATGAAAGCGTACAAGCAGTTTGAGCGCGATCTGCTGCTTACCATTGACGAGGACACCATAACCGCAAACACCGCCGGGGTGCTTACCGGCAAGCTGTTACAGTTTTGCAGTGGTGCAATGTATGACAATGACCGCAAAGCCGTACATATTCACGATTGCAAAATCGAGGCCTATATGGAACTTTTGGAAAGCCTAAACGGTGAGCCTTGTATTACATTCTACGGCTACCAGCACGATAAGGATCGCATCCTTGCAGCCCTTGAAAAAACAAGGCTGCGTGTGTGCGTTTACAAAGGCACCGAGGACGAGGATGCCTGGAACAGCGGCAAGGTTGATGTGCTGTTGGTGCACCCAAGCAGCTGCGCCTACGGGTTAAACTTGCAAGCAGGCGGCCGGCACATTATCTGGTTTACGCCAAACTGGAGCTTTGAGCTTAACGATCAAGGCAAGTGCCGTTTGTGGCGGCAGGGCTCCCCGTATGATAAGGTTTATGTGCATTACCTTATTGTGCAGGGGTGCGTTGACGAGGATGTGCTTGACACTATACGGGAGCTTGCAGGCACACACGAAACCGTGATGCAAGTGCTTAAAGCCCGTATCAAGAAAATAAAGGAGGCAGCAGTATGACACTAAAAGAATTATCACAGTTATACTACCTTAACCGTGAAATTGAACGAGATCAAGAACGGTTGGAAAAATTACGGGCAAGTGCATCGGCACCGGGAGCACCCAACTATGACGGTATGCCTAAAAGCCCCAGCTTTGAAAACCGCCTTGAGCGTTACATTGCAGAGATTGTTGACCTTGAGGCGATTATCCAGGCGAAAATAACGCAGTGCTTACACGAGCGTGCACGCCTTGAAAGGTATATTGCCGAAATACCGGACAGCCTAACCCGGCAGATCTTTCAGCTGCGGTTTATTAACGGTTTAACCTGGGTGCAGATTGCGTTCAGCGTTGGCGGCGGCAATACCGAGGGCAGCGTTAAAATGATATGCTACCGGTACATAAATAAGAGCAACGAGTAAGGTTGTTACTTTTGTTACGGTTATATAGTGTATAATGTAAACTGCGGGTATTGACCACAAGGGCAATGCCTCCTTGGATAAGAACAGCGGCGGGGTTCACTCCTCCAGATAGCCCCGCTGTCTGTTCTTTTATTTTGCTATGAAAGGCAGGTGAGCTGTATGGCTTTGACCTTAAAACAAGAGGCTTTTGTTGATGAGTATTTTAAGCAGGAGGGCAACTGCTACGCAGCCGCCATTGCTGCCGGATATTCAAAGGCAACAGCCAAAGAGGCAAATAAGTGGATAAATGAGCAAACCCTTAAAAGCCCCCACAAAAAACGCCTATATAAGCCGGAGATTGCTGCGGCCATTGATGAACGCCGAGAACAGCTAAAAAGTGAGCGTGTAGCAGATGCACAGGAAATTATGGAATTTCACACCGCTGTACTGCGTAACGAGATTACGGAAAAGGTTGTTGTGATTACGGGCGATGGTGACGGTATGAGCTCTGCTGGTTTACTTGAAAAGCCACCGAGCATTAAAGACAGACAAGGCTCGGCAGATACTTTGGCAAAGATACTTGGCATTATCAGCAATAAGGTGGAGGTTGGCGGCACCGTACCGGTTGTAATTTCTGGTGGTGAGGCTCTTGACGATTAAGCATAGAAACCTATACCTCCCCGATGTTGTGGGCAAGGGCTACGGCACATTTTGGCGTTTTAAGGGCAGGTACCGGGTGTGTAAAGGCTCCCGTGCCTCCAAAAAATCAAAAACCACAGCCTTAAACAATATCACACGGCTTATGGAATACCCACAAGCCAACTTGCTTTGCGTGCGTAAAACATACCGCACACTAAAAGACAGCTGCTTTACGGAGCTTAAATGGGCTATACACCGCCTCGGCGTTGATGCGTGGTGGGATATAAAAGAGAGCCCGCTTGAAATGACATACAAGCCTACCGGGCAAAAGATCCTTTTCCGTGGGCTTGATGATCCGCTGAAAGTAACCTCCATTACCGTTGAGGTTGGGGTGCTTTGTTGGCTGTGGATCGAGGAGGCATACGAAATAAGCTCTGAGGCCGATTTTGACACCCTGGACGAAAGCATCCGAGGCGAGGTACCGCCGGGGCTGTTCAAACAAATTACGCTTACCTTTAACCCGTGGAATGAGCACCACTGGATCAAACACCGCTTTTTTGATGCCGCACCGGATCCGGATATTCTTGCAATGACAACCAACTATACCTGCAATGAGTGGCTGGACGCAGCAGATAAAAAAGTGTTTGAAACAATGAAACGAAATAACCCCCGCCGTTACCGTGTTGCCGGCCTCGGTGATTGGGGCATCGTTGAGGGCTTGGTATATGAAAATTGGGAGGAGCGCCTTTTCAGCATTGACGAGGTGCGGAAAACACCCGGTATTAAATCGGCGTTTGGCCTTGACTTTGGATATACCAACGATCCCACCGCTTTATTTTGCGGTTTGATAGACACCAGCAGCAAAACCCTTTGGGTGTTTGATGAAATATACAAGCCGGGTATGAGCAATGAGGATATAGCCGCAGCCGTTACAGAGGCAGGCTATGCCAAAGAGCGCATCCGGGCAGACAGTGCCGAGCCGAAAAGCATTGATCGCCTTTACGCCTTGGGGCTTGCCCACATACGCAGGGCACGCAAAGGCAAGGACAGTATCAACAACGGCATTGACTTTATACAAGATTATAAAATCTTTATCCACCCACGGTGCACCAATTTCCTTACCGAGATTGGCAACTACACCTGGGATACGGACACAAAGACCGGTAAAAAGCTAAACCGCCCCATAGATGACTTTAACCACCTTATGGATGCTATGCGGTACGCTTTGGAGGAATACTCCACCGGTCCGAATTACAGTTTTAAGTAAAGGAGGTGCAGCCAAATGAAAGCATTAAATTTTTACTCCCCATCAATCGAAATGCAGGCCCGTATGGCTGCAAACATTGTGCCGGGCATTACAGATAAGCAGTTTTTGGAGCTTGAGATCAAAAAGTGGTTGACCTCCCAGGAACGGCACAGGCAAATAGCAGGTGATGCCTACTATGACGGTATGCAAACGATTTTGAAACGCAAGCGCACGGTTATTGGCGAGGGCGGCGAGCTTAAAGAGGTTGACAACCTGCCAAACAACCGCCTTATTGATAACCAATATGCAAAAATGGTGGATCAAAAGGCAAATTACCTTTGCGGCCAGCCCGTTACTTTCGACACCAAAAACACCGCATACGGTGAGGCGCTTGCAAAGGTGTTTGGGCATAAGGCACAGCGCACTTTGCGTATTGTGGCCGAAAAGGCTTTAACAGGCGGCAAGGCGTGGATGTTCCCTTACTATACGGACGAGGGCGTGCTTGCCTTTGCAATGCTCCCGGCGCACGAGGTGCTGCCGTTCTGGAGCGATACCGCACACACCGATCTTGATTGCGCCGTGCACTTTTTCCCCATTTATGAATATGACGAAAAAGGTAACGAGAGCATTGTTGAAAAAGTGGAGGTTTTCCACGCAGGCGGCGTTGAGCGTTTTATCTGGAAAGATGGCACGCTTGAGGTTGACAACGATGCAGCCTCCGGCTCCTATGTTACCGTGGTTGATCCCAAAACCCAAAAGCCCCGTGCACTGAATTGGGCAAGGATCCCCTTGGTTTGCTTTAAGGCCAACCACAGGGAGCTCCCCCTCCTCTGCCGTGTGCGGTGCTTGCAGGATGCCCTTAACCTTATGCTTTCCAACTTTGTAAACTCTATGGAGGAGGATGTGCACAACACCGTGCTGGTTATACACAACTATGACGGTGAGGACTTGGGCGAATTTAGGCGCAACCTTGCAACATACGGCGCTGTTAAAGTACGGACAACGGACGGCTCCGATGGTGCTGTTGACACTCTGGAAATTGAGGTAAAAGCCGAAAATTACAAGGCTGTTATGGAGCTTTTGAAAAAGGCCATAATCGAGAACGCCAGGGGCTACGATGCCAAGGATGACCGGCTGAACGGTACGCCAAACCAAATGAACATAAGATCAATGTACTCCGATATTGATCTTGATGCAAACGGTATGGAAACCGAATTTCAAGCCGCTTTTGAGGATCTGCTCTTTTTCGTCAATGCCCACCTTGCCAATACCGGTGTGGGCAACTTTGATGGTGAGGAGGTAACGGTTATTTTTAACCGTGATATACTCATCAATGAAACGGAAGCAATAGACAACTGCGGAAAATCAAAGGGCATTATCAGCGATGAAACCATTGTTAAGCAGCATCCGTGGGTGGACGATCCGGAGGAGGAGCTTGCACGCCTTAAAGCCGAAAAAGAAGAGCAGCAAACAGATCCATATAACGGGCTGCTTGAAAACGATCCTGCGAGCAATTACAGCCAAAGTATTGATAAAAACCAAAAAATATGATATAATGGGGTGGTAAAATGGCTAAATGGGGTAGCGCAGATTTCGAGGAGTTAAAGGCGTTAGCAAATGAACTGCTTGAAATGCAAAAAGAAATTGACGAGTTTTGTGAAATTGCCGCGCGTGCTTTGGCACATAGATTGCTTTCGCTTGTAATTCGTGATACGCCAGTAGGCGTATACCCGACTACATCGGGCAAAACAGGTGGTACACTAAAAAGAGGTTGGCTTGCAGAAACACACGAGGAGGCAGCCGGCGGTAGTGGCAGTCCTACGGCTGCGCAAGCATTAGAATATGCAAAGAGCTTGCCGATTGAAAAATCAGGGCACCATTATATTATACGAGTTATCAATCCGGTAAAATACGCAAGTTATGTGGAGTTTGGGCATCGTACCGTAAACGGCGGCTTTGTTAAAGGGCAATACTTTTTAACCAAAGCCGAGGCAATACTCGAAAATGAAAAAGACCGCATCCTCGAAAAAGATTTAACAAAATACCTCAAAGACCATATTTCGTAAAAGAGGTGTTGTGATGAAAAATGCAGATTACTGGATCAACCGTATGCGCTTATTAGAGGATGCATTACACGATCGTTCACTTGATTATTTTGCAAACCTTGCACGGCAATTTGATATTGCCATAAAAGACCTTGAAAAAGATATACGAGCGTGGTATCAAAGGTTTTCTAACAATAACGGTGGTGTTTCCTGGGCTGATGCGCAAAGGCTCCTTAATTCTAACGAACTTAAAGAGTTTAAGTGGGATGTATGGGAATACATAGAAAAATGCAAGGAAAGTGCCGTAAACGGTGCCTGGGTAAAACAGCTTGAAAATGCATCGGCACGGGTGCATATTTCACGCCTTGAAAGCCTAAAAATTCAATTACAACAGCAAGCGGAAATGCTGACACAAAAAAGCATAAAAGCCACTGCCGATGCCTCGGAGTTGTCATATACGGAAAGCTACTACCACACCGCTTTTGAAATTCAGCGAGGCATCGGCGTTGGCTGGACTATGCAGGGCGTAAACAAGTCGCTCATAGAAAAAGTGCTTTCCCGCCCCTGGACCGTTGATAACCAAACCTTTACGGCAAGGTGTTGGACGGATAAGGCAAAGCTGGTTGAAACCTTAAACCAAGAGCTTACCCGAATGGCAGCAACAGGCGATGCACCGGATAGAGCAATTAAGGCTATCGCCAAACGCTTTAATGTATCTAAATCAAATGCAGGGCGTGTGGTAATGACCGAAAGTGCGCACTTTGCAGAAACAGCCCGCAGAGATTGCTTTGACGAACTGGGTGTTGAACGCTATCAAATAGATGCCGCGTTAGATGTTCTTACTTGTGACACTTGCGGTGATATGGACGGCAAGGTATTCAAAATGAGTGAATACAGCCCCGGCACTACTGCCCCACTATTCCACCCGCGCTGTCGCTGTACGATAGTGCCATATGAGGAGGATATGGAGGGGCTGGGTGAGCGTTTTGCGAGAGATGTTAAAACAGGTAAAGGCTACCGAGTGCCAAACAATACCACATACGAACAATGGAAAGCAATGCAAGATGCCAAATACGGTGCAGGCACGGTTGATAAAGAGCGTAAAAAGTGGGCTAACCAAACAGCAGATAAAGAACAGCTTAAACGGTACAGATCACTACTCGGTAACGAGGCACCCCGTTCTATTGCGGACTTTCAAGCACTTAAATATGATACCCCGGATGCGTATAATGATCTTGTCGGGTATTACAAATACAGAAACAACAACCCCAACAGCAACAGGAGCCTTTACAATGCCAACAAAGCTGTTAAGGATTTACGTTCTACCGGCAGTATAAAGGCTACCGGAACGGTAACAAACGCTCCAAAAGGCAGGAGCATTGTTACTGTAAACGAACACGCTGCACAGCGTATGGCTGAGCGTGATATTACGCTAAAAGCCGCGCAGAATATAATTAAAAATGCCAAATTTGCCTTAAAGCAAAGAAAAGGCACACAATACGCCTTTTATTCAAGTGAGGGCTACGCTGTCCTTGATAATGACGGTATGCTGACATCCATCGGATGGCTTGACGAGGGCGGCAAAACACTATATGACGAGGTGATGAAAAATGCCGGAAACAGTAAGTAAAAAGATTTTTTGCCCATTGCTTAACAAGGAAATTGAGGAGGGATATTGCTGGGAAATATGCAATATTGCCACCGATGATATTTTACTTGAGGGCGATACCGTAAAAGATTGGGATGCCGCAAGGGAAATTTGCCGAAAGTGTGGCAGATATGAAGATGAGGACGAATAGCCCCAAAAGCCCATAACGGTTGTTAAAAGCATCGTGCTGAAAATGCACGGTGCTTTTTTCATACAAAAATACCGCTTGCCCCAGCGGAATACAAGGCGGGGCGTTGCATTACCGGGACTTGCCGGAAAACAAGGAAAGCAACTAATTACCATAAGGAGGTAAAGCAAAATGTTGGAGTGGTTAAAAAACATACTTGGTGATGGCTATACGGACGAGGTGGATGCCAAGGTATCAGCTGAAATTGGCAAAAACTTTGTTTCCAAAGCAGACTTTAACCAGGTAAACACCGCAAAGAAAAAGGCAGAGGACGATGTAAAAGCAAGGGATCAGCAACTGGAGGACCTTAAAAAGTCAACCGGTGATGCAGCCGCCTTGCAGGAGCAGATCACTACTCTGCAAAACCAAAACGCAGAGGCAAAAAAGACCTATGAGGCAGAGCTTGCCCGTGTACGCCTTGATGGCGCCGTTGAGGCCGCCCTCACCGCTGCCGGTGCAAAGAACAACACCGCCGTAAAGGCACTGCTTGCAGATTTCCTCAAGGATGCCAAGCTGGATGACAGCGGAGCCGTCAAGGGGCTTGCCGCTGAAATTGACACGCTGGCAAAAGCCGATGCTACCGCATTTCTCTTTAACACCGCTGACGGAAACGCACAGCAGCAGTTTAAGGGTATGCAGCCCGGTGCCGCAGGTGGCAAGACACCGCCCGCAGCCGGAAAAGAGCCAAAAGATATGAATTACGATGAGCTTTGCGCTTATCTTGAGGCTAACCCCGGAGCAAAGCTCGAATAAAAAAAATAATTACAGAAAGGTGAGGTAAGAATTATGCCTAACACGAAATTTGATGCCAAGAGCTTTAACGCCGAGGCTTTCAAGTACAAGGTTGGTACCGTTCCCAACTTGAAAATGAACGAGATCAAAAAGTCGGCAGCACTTGCCGCAAACCCCGATATTAAGAGCGTTTTTGCAAACCAGGACGGCACCGGCTACGCCCGTATTGCTATGCGTGGACTGCTTGACGGTGATGCCGTAAACTATGACGGCCAGACCGATATTACCGCAACCTCCCTCAAGACTTTTGAGCAGGGCGTTGTTGTAGTCGGCCGTGCAAAGGCGTGGGTTGAAAGAGATTTCAGCTACGATATTACGGGCGGCCAGGACTTTATGGATGCCGTTGCCGCACAGATTGCCGAATACAAGGACGGGCTCGACCAGAACACGATCCTCGCCGTCCTCAAGGGCGTATTTGCTATGAGTGGCGATGCCAAGAGCAAGGAATTTGTTGCAAAGCACACCACAGAGGTTGACGGTGCTATGACGGCAACCACGCTCAACTCCGCAACCAACAAAGCCTGCGGTGCGAACAAAAAGAAATTTTCGCTTGTGTTTATGCACAGCGATGTAAGCACCGGCCTTGAAAACCTCAACCTTATTGAGCGCCTCAAGTACACCGACAAGGACGGTATTTCCCGCAGCCTTGAGCTCGGTACTTGGAACGGCAAGCTCGTTGTGGTTGACGATGACCTCCCCGCCGAGGAGGGCTATTTTGATGCTACCGCAAGCACCGAGGGCGCAGTTAAGGTTGTTGCAAACAGTGCCAGCCCCGCTGACGGTGAGATCAAGCTCTCTGCCGTTACCCCGTACTTTGGCAACAAGACACTTGCCGCTGATATGTATGTGGTGCTCGGCACCCGTTACACCACTTTTGCACTCGGCAAGGGTGCTATTTCCTACGAGGATATTGGTGCAAAAACGCCGTATGAAATGAACAGAGATCCGGCAAAGAACGGCGGCCAGGACACCCTTTATATTCGCCAGCGCAAATGCTTTGCCCCGTTTGGTATTTCCTACGAAAAGGCAAGCCAGGCAAGCAACTCTCCCACGGATGCAGAACTTGCCAACGGTGCAAACTGGGTGCTTGTTCACACCGGCGAGGCACAGGCGGCAAACCGTTCCTACATCAACCACAAAGCCATCCCCATTGCGAGGATCTACTCCAGGGGCTAATATCAAAGGGAGGTGCAGCCAATGGATATTTACAATGATGTTGTTTATAGGCTGTCACAGCTTGGCTACACCGTGCCTGCGGGCGATACTCCCGATGCCGCAGTAAACTATGCCATAAACCGTGCCGCCGAGAAAATTAAGGCGAATATCAACCGCACGGAAATACCGGAAGGCTTACATTATACCTGGGTGGATATGGCGGCCGGGCTTTTCCTTTTCGATAAGAAAACAGCCGGGCAGCTTGATGAGGGCTTTGATTTCACAGCCCCCGCCAAAAAGATTACCGAGGGTGATGTTTCCGTTGAATTTGCGGGCGCAGACGATGGCAGCTCCACGCCGGAGGCAAGGTTTGATAAGCTGATTAACAGCCTTATTAACCCCCCGGCGTATTTATTTGCCCGTTTTAGGCGGTTTGTATGGTAGGCGGTAAGAGTTATGCCGCAGCAATAAAAAGCCTGTGGCGGGGCAAATGCACGGTTACAGTGCGTAATAATGACACAACCGATGAAAACACCGGGCGTGTTGTTGTGGGTGAGGTTGACACCTACACAGACGAGCCCTGCCGTATTTCCTTTGACACCGTGAACGCAACCCAGCCGGAAAACAACGCCGCTAATATCGTACAGAGCATAACGCTTTTTATTGATCGTGCGGTTGTTATCCCGGAGGGCTCTAAAATCACGGTAACGCAAAACGGTGCAACCGCTGTTTACGAGAAAAGCGGCAAGCCCGCCGTTTACAGCACACACCAGGAAATACCGCTTGAGATATTCAAGGGGTGGGCGTAATGGCACGCTGGGGCAATGCAGACTTTGAGCAACTGCGGGAGCTGCAAGAACGATTGCAAAAGCTGCAAAGCATAGACTTAAACAAATTCTGTGAGGATGCCTCAAAGGAATTGGCCGCCCGTTTGCTTGCTTTGGTTATCCCCCGTACACCTGTGGGCGATTATCCGAAAGAAACAGGCAAAGAGGGCGGCACACTACGGCGAGGCTGGACTGCGGGCAAGGAAACCGCACCCGGTGCGTATGCAAAAAGCCTGCCGGTTGAAAAATCGGGCAACTACTACATTGTACGAGTTATTAACCCCGTTGAGTATGCAAGTTATGTGGAGTTTGGGCACAGGCAAACACCGGGGCGGTTTGTTCCTGCCATCGGCAAACGGCTTAAAAGCGGTTGGGTAAACGGGCAGTATTTTCTCACGCTGTCGGAGGATGACCTGGAACGCATTGCACCTGCCGTGTTACAAAAAAGGCTTGATAAGCTATTACGGGAGGTATTCAATGGCTGAAATAAACTTTAACCAAGTATATGACGGTGTAACGCTTGCCCTGCACCGTGCTTTTCCAAAAGCACACATACACGGCGGCGTTATCAAACAGGATCTAAAAGACGGTGATTTTAATGTGCTGCCGATTACAGCAAACCATACGGAACAAATGGGCACCCGTGCCCAGCACAAACCCGTGTTTGATGTAATTTACTACCCAAGCAGTGCCGGAGGGCGCACCGAAAGCCTGCGGGTGGCACATCAGCTTGCTTATGTGCTCCGCACGATACAAACGCCAAACGGTGACAAGATGCATTGCTTGACCTTTGACACAACGATTGAGGACGATGCCCTGCATTGTTTGGTTGGCTATCCGCATTTTGTGTATGTGCCGGAGCCTGCGGATCCTATGGAAAATCTAAAAATCGAATAAGGAGGCCACACTATGGCAGACAAAAAAGCCACAGAGGCCACGGCAGCGGTGCCTCGCTTTGCAAAGGCGCAGCTTATGGCCTCTAATAAATACGCCAGCAGAAAAGACTTGATCGGCGCTTTGCTGGACGATAACACGGAATACACCACCGCACAGGTGGATGAGCTGATCGAAAAATACTTGAAAGGAAAGGTGATCTAATATGGCACTTGGTGGCGGCTCCTGGCTTACTCAAAACAAAGTATTGCCGGGATCTTATATTAACTTTGCAAGCCTTGCAAAAGCAAGTGCAACCCTGTCCGACAGAGGCATTGCGGCAGCGCCGTTTGTTCTTTCCTGGGGCCCGGAGGGTACCGTAATTGAGGTTACGGCCGCCGATTTCCAGAAAAACAGTAAAAACATTTTCGGCTATGGCTACGATGCACCGGAAATGCTTGCTTTGCGTGAGATTTTCTGCAATGCAACCAAAGTGTACTGTTACCGCCTCGGTACCAGCACACAGGCAGAGTGCACTTTCGCCAAGGCAAAATACGGCGGCACAAGAGGAAACAAACTCACCATTAAAATTACGGCTGATGTTGACAACGCCAACTATTTTATTGTGAGCACGCTCCTTGACGGCGTTGCCGTGGATGAGCAGCGTGTTAAGACAGCTGCGGAACTCGTTGCAAACGATTTTGTAACATTCAAGACCACAGGCGTTACCCTGTCGGCAACCTCCGGCACGCCTCTTACGGGCGGTGCGGACTGTGCAAGCATTACGGGTACACATTACCAGGCGTTTTTGGATGCTATCGAAAGTTATTCGTTCAACACCCTTTGCTGCCCGGTAAACCCCACCGACACAAGCACAAAAAGTACGGTTGCACTCTTTGCGAACTATACAAAGCGTATGCGTGAGGAGGTAGGTGCGAAATTCCAACTTTGCGCTATCAAGCCCGAAACGGACAGCGAGGGCGTTATTGGCGTGTGGAACACCGCAACCTTTAACGGCACGGCAACGGATGCACTTGTGTATTGGGTAGCCGGTGCACAGGCGGCTGTGGCTGTCAATAAATCGCTTACAAACAGCAAATACAATGGTGAGCTTACCGTTGATACAAACTACACACAGGCAGCCCTTGAGGCGGCTATTAAAGCGGGTAAGTTTATGCTCCACAGCGTAAACGGTACGGTGCGTGTGCTTGAGGATATTAACACTCTTGTAACGCTTACAGCGGAAAAGGGCGAGATTTTCCAGAGCAACCAGACCGTGAGAGTATGCGACCAGATCGCAAATGATGTGGCGGTACTGTTCAATACCCGTTATGTCGGCATTGTTCCGAATGATGCCTCCGGCCGTGCAACCCTGTGGAATGATATTGTAAAACTCATTCAGCAGCTTGAAACGCTCCGGGCGGTTGAGGACTTTGATCCCGACACCGTAAGCGTGGATATTGGGGATCGTAAGGGCTCCGTATTGCTTACCCTTGACGGGCTCAACATTGTAAACGCTATGAGCCAGCTCTATATGAGCGTTATTATTCAGTAAGGAGGTAGGCGTAAATGAGTAACAAAGTAATGAACACAAACGATGCACCGGTTGCCAAGTTTGCGGAGGTTTTCGTAACCCGCAACGGCAAGCGTAATGCAATGCTTATGTGTAAGGACTTTGAGGGCAAAGCCAATATTTCCACGCAGGATGTGCCCCGTATGGGCAGCGTGATTATGGGCAAAAAGCCCACCACCGTTGAACTTTCGTTCACTATGACAATTTATAAGTGCACCGAGATTTTTGACGATGTGGTTGACGAATTTATCAAAACGGGCGTTATGCCTCTGCTCACAATTCAGACCTCAAACGAGGATCCCGCCACCTCCGTTGGCCGCAGCACCAAGGTTTACAATGACTGCGTGCTTGACGGGGATGTGCTGCTTTCAATGGCAGGCTCCGAGGACGATTTTATCGAGCAGGAAATTAACGGCTTTGCCGGTGGTTACACACGCCCGGAAAAATTCAAAGATCCCACATATATGTAAACAGATAATTTAAGGAGGTATTTGCTTTATGGCAAAATCATTAAGCGCATTTTTGGCGCAGAACGCAAAAAAGGTTGATAACCGCAAGATCGCTCTTTCCCCTCGCTTTGTTGACGAAAAAGGCAAAGCAATGGAATGGGAGATCACCTGCATCACCGCCGCAGAAAATCAAAAGCTCCGCAAGGACAGCCTGCGTAATATTCCGATCCCCGGAAAGCGCGGGCAGTACACGCAGGAAATGGACACGGCGCAGTACCAGGCAAAGCTGGCTGCTCGCTGCACCGTTTTCCCCGATTTCAACGATGCGGAACTCCAGGAAAGCTACGGCGTAATGGGTGCGGAACAGCTTGCCGGTGCAATGCTTACCCCTGCCGAATTTGACGATCTTATTATCGCCATTACGGAGCTTTGCGGTTTTACCGCCGAGGGTGAGCTTGTAGCCGAGGCAAAAAACTAATACTGGAGGGCGATGAGGAGGCAAATTATACCTACTACGCCCTCCACAAATTCCATTGGAAACCCTCGGAGTTTTTGGACCTTGATCCATACGAGCGTGCTTTTGTCATAGCCGCCATTGATGTACGGGTTGAGAACGAAAAGAAAGAGGCAGACCAAGCGAAACGAAAAGCAAAAAGACGGAAATAGAGGCGGCGCCCTAACCGGTGCCGCCTTTGCTTTCCAAGAGAGGAGGTGCGCCAAATATGGGCAGAGTGCAGTCATCCCTCGTGCTTAACGATCAAATGTCAAAGGTGCTGGGCCGTATCAACAAAGCGATGGGCTCGGTGCTTGATAGTTTTGAGGCAGTACAGCGTGCATCCGGCAGGAGCTTTAACACAGCGAACATTGCCGCAGCACGCCGTGAAATTGGGGCAGCAGATGCCGCCCTAAACGAAATGGAGCAGAGTTACCGAGATTGCAACAACCAACAGCAACAGCTTAACAAGCACATAGGCCAGGGCACAACTGCGGCCGGCGGCTTACTCGGTAAGATTAAGAGCATCGCCTCGGCTTATCTGGGTATGAAAGCCGTTAAGGGCTTGGTTGGCTTGTCGGACACGATAACGCAGACCGATGCCCGTCTATCTATGATGAATGACGGCCTGCAAACCACCGCAGAGCTTAACGATATGATTTATGCCTCCGCACAAAGATCAAGAGGCTCATATCTGGCAACCGCCGATGCCGTTGCAAAGCTGGGGCTTATGGCCGGCGATGCTTTCAGCAGCAACAAGGAAACCATTGCCTTTATGGAGCAGGTAAATAAGCAATTCAAAATTGCCGGTACCTCTGCACAGGGCATTGATGCCGCTATGTTGCAGCTTACGCAGGCGATGGGCTCCGGTGTGCTCCGTGGTGAGGAATACAACAGTATTCTTGAACAGGCACCAAACATTATACAAGCCATTGCAAAGTATATGGATGTGCCAAAGGGCAAGCTCAAGGATATGGCCGCAGACGGACAGATCACCGCTGATATTGTAAAGGCGGCAATGTTCGCCTGTGCAGACGAAACCAACGCCAAATTTGAGAGTATGCCCAAGACCTGGAGCGATATATGGACCTCGATGAAAAACAGGGCAATTAAGGCCCTTGATCCGCTGCTTGCAAAAATCAACCAGCTTGCCAACAGCGAAAGAGTACAGCGGACCGTAAACGGTTTGATCCGTACCTTTTCGGTTATGTCGGTTGTGCTGGCGCAGGTGTTCGATGGCGTGTGTGCTGTGTATAACTTTGTGGCAGATAATTGGAGTTGGATCCGTCCTGTCATAATGGGCATTGTGGCCGCCCTGCTGCTATACAAGGCAGCAGTGTTTACCATAACGGCCATTGAAACCATTGCAGCCGTTGCAAAGGGCATTTTTGCCGCCGCAACTATGATGCAGACGGGTGCAACCTTTGCCGCCACAGCGGCGCAGTACGGACTTAACACAGCAATATGGGCGTGCCCCATTACCTGGGTTATTGCGCTTATTATCGTGCTTATTGTGCTTATTGCTATATTCTTTGAGCAAGTTATGGGTGCAATATACTGGCTCGGAGCACTGTTCAAAAATGTGGGCTTGTGGATCGCAAATGTTGCCATAGCGATATGGAATAGCATCAAAAACATAGGCCTATGGTTTGCAAACTTGGGGCTTGCTATATGGCAGGTTATTAAAAACATAGGTATGTGGTTTGCAAACCTCGGTGCTGCTACCTGGGCGATTATCAAAAATACAGGGCTTTGGTTTGCAAACCTCGGTATGGGCATCTGGAATGTGCTCAAAGCCTGTGCAAGCAATGTGGGCGTTGCCTTTAACAATGCCTGGGTATTCATTCAACAGGGCTTTTGGGGTATGGTAAATGTCATTATGCAGGGGCTTAAAAGCCTTGCAAATATGGCAAACAAGGTGCTCGGCTGGATGGGCGTAAATATCGACACCTCCGGGCTCGATTTTGCAGCCAAAAAGATTGACGAGCTCAACAGCAAAAAAGAGAGCTATACCAGCATAGGCGATGCGTGGAATGAGGGCTTTAATACCTTTGCTTATGACAGCGTAAGCGATGCGTGGAACAGCCACTCCTACGGCAGCGTGGGCGATGCTTTCGGTACCTATGATGTGGACTTTGGCAAGGGCTGGAGCGAGGGTATGAATACCTTTGATACATTCCAGGACGGCTGGGGCTCAAGTGCCTACAACAAGGGTGCAGAGGTGGGCAGAAACATTAAAAGCTCCGTAACCGGCGTTTTTGATAATATGCTCGGCAACCTCGGACTTGGTGAGGACGGTACCGGCGGCTTAGATCCCTACGGCAGCGCTCTTGGCGATATTGCGAAAAACACAGGCGATACGGCAAAGAACACGGGCAAAAGCACCGAGGAGCTTTCCTACCTGCGGGATATTGCAGAGCGTGAGGCCATTAACCGCTTTACTACTGCCGAAATTAAGGTTGACCTTGGAGGCGTTACAAACAATGTGGCGGCCAACACAGACCTTGACGGCATAATCAGTTATTTAACGGACGGCGTTGCCGAGGCTTTGGTAACGGCAAGTGAGGGGGTGTATTGATGTGAGTTATAAATGTTATCTTTTCGGTGAGCTTATGCCGCAGACACCGGCAAAGTTATCCGTAAAGATCAGCGGAAAGAATACCACAGTAACCCTGTTGAACGAGGGCGAAATTAACTTTTTGAAATATCCGGGGCTCACGGAGATCACCCTGCCGCTTGTTTTCCCTATGCTGACCGCAAGCAAGCGCCCCGATTATTATTTAACCTTGCTGGAGCGTGCCAAAACAAGCCGCAGCACAACGCAGTTTATTATGACAAGGACAACGCCCGCCGGGCAGCTCTTGTTTGATACCAATATCAAGGTAAGCGTTGAGGACTACACCATAGAGGAAAGCGCCACAAACGGCCTTGATGTAAGCGTTGAGGTAAAGCTCAAGCAGTACCGTGATTACAGCACCAAAACGGTTGCCATTAAAACCACGGTTAAGCACAATGACAGCAAAGACACCACCGTTAAGAAAACGGCAACGGTGCAAACTACAAGACCGGCAACAAATGCCCCACAGACCAAAACCTACACCGTTAAAAAAGGTGATACGCTCTGGGGCATTGCCAAGAAATATTACGGAAACGGAGCAAAATACCCGACAATATACAATGCAAACAAGGGTAAGATCAAAAACCCTAACCTCATTTATGTTGGGCAGGTATTCACCATACCGTAATGACCTACGAGCTTTTTATTCAGCACGGCTCAACCCTTATGTTTCCCCCTGTTGTTGACGGTGTAACGATAGAGTGGCAGCGTAAGGGGCAGCCGGGCAAATTAACCTTTGAATGTATCAAAACGGATGGGCTTGATTTTGCGGAGGGCGATGCCTGCCGCTTTTCGGTTGACGGCACGCCAATGTTTTACGGCTTTGTGTTTGAAAAATCGAGATCCGGCAGCGACAATAAGAAAATCAAGGTAACGGTGTACGATCAGCTTTACTACCTCAACAATAAAGATTATTTTCAGTACGAAAATAAGACCGCAACCGAGGTGGTGCGTATGCTTGCAGAGGACTTTGGACTGAACGCCGGAGCCCTTGAGGACACCGGTTATAAGATTGCCAGCCGTACCGAGGACAACAAAAGCCTTTTTGATATTATCCAAAATGCCCTTGATGAAACACTCAAGGCTACAACACAGCTTTATGTGCTGTATGACAATGCCGGAAAGCTCACGCTTTCCAACATAGGAAATATGAAACTCGGCCTTGTGATAAACGAGGACACCGCAGGCGATTATGACTATAAATCAAGCATTGCAAACAACACATACAACAAAATACGGCTTTTCCGTGAGGGATCGGATCCCGTAACCGTAAAAAGCAGCAGTACCATAATGCAGTGGGGCGTGTTGCAGTACGCCGAAAAGGTGAACGATGACAGCACAAACCTTAACAATATGGCTGCCTCCCTGCTTAAACTCTACAATACCAAAACGCGCACATTAAGCGTAAAAAATGTGCTCGGTGATACAAGGGTAAGGGCAGGCACGCTGCTTGTGGTTATCCTTGGGCTGGGTGATATGAATGTATCAAACTTTATGCTTGTGGAAAGCGTAAAGCACAGTTTTAAGGACGGGCAGCACCTTATGGAGCTAAAATTGCGAGGTGGTACTTTTGTCACTTGATGCACAAAAACTTGTAATGCTGATTAAGCAGGCCGCCGTGGAGGCGGTAAATGCAAAGGATCCTATGTCCTATAAAATCGGTGAGGTTGTTTCTGTATCACCCCTCAAAATCAGCATAAACCAAAAAATCACTATTCCGGCATCGCAGCTGCTCCTTACAAACGCCGTGCGTGATTACACGGTGTATGAAACCGTGGATCACACCACCGGCGCCGCTTTGGGCAGCGTAAGCCTAACGCATAAGCACGCATACTCCGGCACAACCTCCGGAAATGAAAGTTACTCCGGCAACACAGAAAATGCCGGAGGGGTGAACATCGGACACAGCCACAGCTATACGGGGCGCAAAAAGTTTACCGTGCACCTGGGGCTTAAACCCGGTGAAAAAGTGTTGATGCTCCGGTGCGATGGCGGGCAAAAGTTTATAGTGTTAGACAGATTGGAGGCACCAAATGGCTGATAATTCATACTTACCGCAGACCGGTGATGATCTTGATCTCATTGAGTTTGCAATGGAACAGCAACCCAGCCATACCTACAAGCTGGATATAAGCCGGGGGCGGGTTAAAGGCATTACCGAGGATGCCGATGCGCTGCTGCAAGCGGTGTATTTAATTCTTTCGGTAGAGCGTTACCAATACCCCATTTACTCCTACAACTACGGTGTGGAGCTGGTTGACCTTATAGGCCAGCCAAAAGATTTTGTAATGTCCGAGGTAAAACGCCGTATTACCGAGGCACTAACCCAGGATGACCGCATAAACAGCGTGGACGGCTGGGAATTTGAAAGCACCAAAAAGGCTCTTATTGTAACCTTTACGGTGCACTCAATTTACGGCGATATAGAAACCAAAAAGGAGGTGGATGTATGAGCCTTTTTGAGGATCAAACTTACGAAAATTTACTTGCAAATGCAATGGCAAGGGTAAGCTCAACCTTTGACAAAAGGGAGGGCTCAATGGTGTATAACGGTGTGGCTCCGTCTATGGCAGAGCTTGCACAGCTTTACATCGGCCTTGACTTTGTTTTTACAGCAACCTACATTGCCACCGCCCCCCGTGATTACCTCATAGAACGGGCAAAGGATCGTGGACTTTCGCCCAAGGCGGCAAGCGCTGCGGTGTTCCGTGCAGAGTTTAATATTGAGGTGCCTGTCGGCTCCCGTTTTTCCTGCGAGGAATTAAACTTTATTGTAACGGAACGAATGACCGGCGAGGACACGGAAACAGGCCTCAGCCACAAAGTAACCTGTGAAACGGCAGGCTCGGCGGCAAACGATTGCGCCGGGGATCTTATCCCTATTGAGTACATTGCCGGACTTACCACCGCAAAGCTGGTTGAGCTGCTTATCCCCGGCGATGACGAGGAGGACACGGAGGTATTTAGACAGCGGATCCTTGATGCCGTACAGAGCCAGGCCTTTGGCGGCAACCAGGCCGACTACAAGGCAAAGGTGCTGGGCATTGACGGTGTGGCGGCTGTAAAGGTGCATCCCGTCTGGAACGCAGACACACCACCCTCCGGGCTTATCCCGTCCGCAGCGGTTAAAACTTGGTACGAGGGTATCATCAACACCATAACAGACAAAGATGCCAAGGCGTGGCTTACAAGCGTTTATAAGGCCGCCCTCAACAAAAAGCTGACGGTTGGCGGTACAGTTAAGCTCGTTATTATGGCGGCAAACAATGCTGCCCCCTCCGATGAGCTTATAGATATTGTTCAAACCGCTATTGATCCGACACAGAACGCAGGCGAGGGCTTGGGGCTTGCACCTATTGGGCATATCGTAAAGGTTGAGGGTATAACGCCCACCACCATTGCGGTAAGCACGCACTTGACCTTTGCAACGGGCTACACCTGGAATGATGCCAAAGCGGCGGTAAACGCCACGGTGCGTAAGTATTTTGATGAAATGGCCGAGGCTTGGGAAAAGGGCGGCACCTTGATCGTGCGTATATCCCAGATTGAAAGCCGTATTTTGTCGGAGTGTTCCGCTTACATTGCCGATATAGGCAGCACCAAGCTCAACAATGACACCAAAAATATAACGCTGGGCGAGGATAACATACCCGTGCTTGCATCCGGGGGTGTGGTAAATGCTTGACAGAAAGCTGATTGATTACCTCCCACCGGTGCTGCAAAGCGTTATGGAATTTGCCGCCATTACGGGTGCACAGCAGCCGGAAATTGAGGCGGCGTGGGATGCCTTAAATCTCGTTATGGATAACCAATTCATAGACACGGCCACGGAGGCAGGCGTTACGGTTTGGGAAAAAGAACTCAATATTGTACCGCTTGCCACAGACACGCTGGAGGACAGAAAACAGCGGCTAAAAACCGCCTGGACCTATGGCGTTGTTTACACTTATAACTGGCTTGTGAATTGGCTCAAAACCTCCTGTGGTGAAAGCAACCCCCTGCCCACCATAAATGACTATACCCTCCGGGTATCGCTGCCGGTATCGGTTGACTACCTGCACATATTGGACGATATGCGCCGGTATGTTGCCGCAAATGTGCTTATTGATCCTTTGATACTGTTATCAAAAATCAAAATACCGCACTACACCGGCTCGGCTTTTCGCCACTCGATTAAGCAAACGCTTACCACGGAGGAGTGGGATATGGAAAACATAAACCTGCTTGCAGACGAAAACAGCAAGGTGCTTATGGAGGAGGCAGAAAACAAAGTATTTTATGAGGAGGTAAACACAAATGGTACCTAAACTTACCGCATCCGGCAAAAACCTTTTGTTAAGGGCTTTGGCGGGTGAAACCATTACTTTTACAAAAATTCAGCTCGGCAACGGTACCGCACAGGATCCTGCCGAGGCAACAGGGCTTGCCAACCCGATTATTACTGTTGAACTTTCAAAAATTGTGGTGGGCACGGAATATGTAACGCTTACAGCGCAGTTTTCCAACAGCTCCATTACAAGCGGTTTTCACATCACGGAGGCGGGCTTTTTTGCTACGGATCCCGATGACAGCACAAAAGAGATTTTGTACGCCCTCGGCAACGAGGACGAAAGCTCCGCAGACTATGTACCCGACAAGGGCAACCGCATCCTTGAAATGCAGTTTGATGCCCTTATCTTTATTGGCGATGCCGAGAATGTTTCAGCAGCGATCAGCAGCTCGCTTGTGTACGCCTCCAAAGAGGACTTTGACAAGCACACCGGCAACACGGCAAACCCACACGGCGTTACAAAGCAGCAGGTGGGGCTGGGCAATGTACCAAACCTTGCACCGAGCGACCAGGTACCGACCTTTACAGAGGCAACCACCCTTGCAAATATCGTAAGCGGTGAAAAGGCAAGCACGCTGTTTGGTAAAATCAAGCTGGCGATCAGTAAACTCATAGACCACTTAAACAACCGCAGCAACCCCCACAACACCACGGCGGCGCAGGTAGGTGCGGCGGCAAAAAGCCACACGCATAATGCCCAGGATATTAACGCCGGTACACTTTCCGTATTAAGAGGCGGCACTGGTAGGACAACTTTCCCCAGCGGGCAAATGCTGTATGGAACGGGCTCCGGAATTGGTACGATCTCTTGGCGTGGCGCTCTTTATTCAAACGGCACAAATAACCCTTGGAGTGGCACCCTGCCGGTTGCTTACGGCGGTACGGGCTGCACAAGTCTTACGGCACTTGCCACCGCACTTGCAACTGCGGACAGCGGCCTCGGTAAAATCGCTACCGGCTCATACACCGGTACCGGAGGATATGGCCCAAACAAAAAAATGAGTTTGTCCTTTTCTGCTCCACCTAAATTGCTTGTGGTTATGCCATCCGGCAATGCTACGAACGGACAATACGGCGGTTTTATAGCGGTTAAAGGCATACGCAGCAGCCGTGCGGGCGGTATTATGGACGATGTTAGCGGTGCTTGGGGGCAACTGTATTATACCTGGGAGGGTGATGCAGTTACCTGGTACAGTGATGCAAGCGAATACACACAGCAAAACAACAGCGGTATGACCTATTACTATTTTGCAATTCTATAAAAAGGAGGGCCTTATAAATGATTACAATGCTTAAACAGGGCAAGGACTACATCACTGACAAGCACGGCATTTACACAGAGTATGTGTGCTCAAGTGCAGCCGATGTTGCAAACCTGCCGACCGGCGCAAATTCCGAGGCCGAGGACAGACCACGCCCCGGCAGTACGGCTGTTGTGCCAAGTACGGACGGCGGCGCCGCATCCGTGTATGTGCTTTCAAATGAGCGTACTTGGGTGCTGTTGATTGAGGGGTGATCGTATGAATGTTGCAGCGAAAATTGCACGCCCTCTTGACAACAACCCGATCACCCTCCTTATGCTGCGCAGCGGCAAGGATGTGGTGGTTACACCGCCCGATGGCTTTCAACTGCTGACGGACGAACACAACAGGATCCTCCGTGACGAACAGAGGAACTATTTAACAGACCGTAAGGAGGTAAATACAAATGGCTAATACAATTCCGGTAACACAAAAGCCGGTACCGAGCAGCGTAAGCAAGGATGCCTATGTGCTCGGCATCCAGGACAACGGCAGCGGGCAGCAGGCCCTTTACCGTTTGCCTATCAATGATGTGCGTGGTAACGGCGCAAATGACCTTTTTATTATTCCGAGCCTTATTACACAGCTTGGGGTTACAAGCGCCCTCAAGGCGTTTGTGGAGGCAAATGCAGACTATGACAGCCTCACCAATATTTGCAACCGCTTTTTTACGGCGGCGGCAAAATCGGTAAGTGGTACCTACACATCACAGTTTTACAAATATGCAAGCAGCAACTCGCCTATTGGCGAAAAGCAGGATGCAAATGCGGATCTTACCTGCACCCCGTCCACAAAGACCGTGGCGGGCACGGACGATTACAAAACACTCCCGCTGTTCGCTTGCTTTGATGTCAATTACACCATTGACAGCACAACCCTTGAGCCGGTTATCCTTGCCATCAAGGATATTTACGGCAGCTTTTCCTCCGCGCCTGCAAACTCCCTTGTGGGCGTTATGCAGATGACCGGCTGGGTACGCCGTACCTCGACCGACACCACCAAAAAGGTTGAATACAGAGCCACCGAGGCAACAGGCTTTAAGCCCTTGCCGGAGGCTGTGCGTGCGGCTGATAACACCGTGCGTGGCTTTGTGGTACACGCCAAGTATGCAGCCGGCTACAACTCGGCTGGGCTGCTTTCCAGCGTTTCCGGCGTACAGCCCGCAACATACCGCAGCGGCTCCACAGGCTCAACCTCGATCAGCTTTAACGGGCAGATCGCCAAGTGGCGTGAATGGGGCAACCAATACTGCGGCTCCAGCCTTTGTGATGTTGCTTTTATCCAGCTTATGCTTGAGATTAAATACGCAACACTCGGCTCGGCGCAGGTAATGGCAGGCTGCCGCAGTTATTCAACCACATACACAGCAGCGGCCGCCGAAACAGGCGTTACTCGTGTGCTGCTTACCGCCGCACAGGGCGCTTATTTTGGGGTAGGCAGCTGCGTATCGCTCGGCAGCACAAATGACCGTGCAAAGGCTACCACATACGATGTGTGCGACATTACAAAGATTTTGAGCATTGAGGATGTAACAGTGGACGGCACAGCATACAAGGCTGTAAACCTCGACACCGAAACACCCTTTAACACCACAACCGCCACTTACATTGTGGCTCACCCGTGGCAGACCGGCAGCACAGACGATGTGCTCGGCAATGACGGCAGCCCGACAAACAACACCTCCGGCAAAGAGCCCTGCAAGATCCAGGGCATTGAGGTTATGGTAGGTGCATACGAGGTGCCCGGTGATACCACCCTTTACGAGGATGCCGAAAAGTACACCGTGTACCTTAACCGCAAGGCGGCTGACATTAAGACGGGCAACAGCGGCACAAACCCCGTAACGATTGGTACTATTCCAAAGGAAACGGATGCAGCTTGGAAATACATCGCAGAGCTTAACTGGGGTGCAAACAACCAGGAGGCATATATGCTTGCACAGACCTTTGCAGGCTCCTCCACTACCGGCTACCGTGCAGCCGTTTACCGTGACGGTGCAGCAACTACCGGCTGGCGTGAATGGCTGGCTTTTGGTGATTTGGGCAGTTGGGGCCTCGGTGGTTTTGCCTGTGCTAGTTTGGTCTCTGGCCTCGGCACTGCCTACTGGTTCCTTGCGGCCCGCGCGTGTGGCTCCGGTGGAGATCG